GCGGCGTGAAATGTACGGCGAGATCGCAGTAGAGGTTGTCCAGCAGCGCCGGATACCGGCGCACAATCGCATCCGCGTCCACGTATAAGAGCCGGTACTGCGCTCCGTACTCCGCCAGACAGGACTTGAGGAACTTCGGCTTGAATTGCGTATTCGCCGCCCAGCTTCCAAGGTTGGGCACCGGGCGAATCGTCCAGGCGATATCGAGCCGTTCAAGGGAGACCTGGAGATTCTCGGCTTGCTGTTGATACGCGGTGCCTTCGGTATAGTAGGCGACGATCCGCAATGGCTTACGGTCGGGGTTCATTCAATCACGACGGGCGCGGTGGGGGCGTCGGCCTCCGCCGGCGTTGCCCGTAAACGTCTCTGTCCGGCCAGATACGCCGATATATCGGCATGCACGGCCCTAAGCATATCCCGGAGCTTGTTGCCTTCATCGTTCGCGTCGCGCAGCCCGCGCGATTCATACAGCCAGATTCCGGCAAGCTTGGCCGCCCAGTCCTTGACGACATACAACGTCGCCCCGTCGCCTTGCAGAGGGACGGCGTAGCGACTGGTGCGGAATCTGTCGTCGATGACCGCTTCGGCATAGGCTATGGCGGCGTCTATGCGGTCTTCATTTGCGCCGGCATCCGTATTGTCGAGATTCGACCAGGCCGCTACGTTGTCCGCGCCGAAGACGGATTCGATGTCGCTCTTGGCGATGTAGTTCGCCATATCCGGCCTTTATTGTCGGCGGGGCGGGCCGGCCCGTACCAGCCCGCCCCTAGCGAGACAGGAGACAACCACACGCACACCACCACCGCACGCTACGGCGTCACGTCGGCGATGAAGACGGCGGAGGGAACCTTCAACGCGGGCAGGAACGTGTCCGCTGCAACGTGCTTGATCGTGACCGGGTCCGAACTGACCTGAGCATAGGAGCGCATGCCCGTAACCTCTACCACCTGGCCCAATGAAGCCACCGCGTCCGCGCCGACCGCCCCTAGATTCGTCGGCACCAGGCCGGTGCCCTCCAACATCTCCCACCAGTCGGCGGACGGCTCGGGAGTGAAGACGATGGTATCTTCGCCAACCCATGTTTGAGTCGTGCCGTCGGCGTCCTCGTAGAAAGCGCCGTCGGCCGGAATCCAGGTCAGACCCAGGAAGGGATTGGGAATGTCGCTATTGGTGAAGCCGGCGGCGACGGAGGCGTTGCCCTTGATCAGATTGGTGACGTGATTGTTCTTGGCCAGATAGTAGGGGATGTTCTCGCCATACAGCGCGTACTTGATCGGGTAGCCGGTGAGCTTCCGGGCCGCGGTACGCAGGGCCTTGATATGCCCGGCGATATTAGTAGTCGCGGTGTTCCAGGATGCGTCGATGATGCTACCGTCGCCAAGCACGTCGAGTTGATTCTGATTCCCGTCCGGAATGCTGTAATCCACGTCGATGACGGCATCGGTGGAACAGGCCAGCAGGTTGCCGTTAGTATCCGCGTAGATGTGCCCGGTCGCCAATGCCGAATAGACGGCGGACAGTCGAAGATTGGTGAACAGTTGCAGAAAGTGCGCCGTCTGCCGGTCGATCTCCTGCCTACCGCGGTCCTGGCGCGAAAGGCTGTTCAAATCCGTCAGGGCCTGCGCCACCCACGGCTCGTGAACAATATGTTCCGAAGTGTGCAGGAGGGTGACCGTGATGTCCTTCACGCCGGTCTGCTCTCGGCGCACGGACGGCGAGCCGTACTGTATCAGTCGCGCCGTTTTGCGCGTGGACTCTACGCGCGTATACTGCCCGATGTTGCCCTCGCACGCCTTCGTGATGGACAGGAAGCCCGGCGGCAACACGTCCCCAGGCACGCCGCCCTTGACGGTCTCGACAATGCCGAGCATCGCCTTGTAGCCGATCATTTCTTCGAGCGTCTTAGCCATGTCTGCTACTCCCTAACAGTGCATTCTCTCAACCGTCGAGTCGGCCTAGAAGTCGTCGTCATAGACGAATTGGCAGACGGCGTTAAGCTTGGTCGTCTTCAGCCAGGTCTTGAGGGAACTGTCACTCGGATAGTTGACGATTTGCGAAGCATCGACAATGCCGCCAATCAGCATCGCGGAGAAGCGCACGTCGATATCGTCATCGTCTTGATCCGTCACCTTGATACCGTAGCCGCCGTCAATCAGGCACAGCGGGGTTTCGCTCCCGTCGGTCGGCTGCACGAAGCTGCCGGAAATGAAGTCGGCGCTGGCGGCGGTGATCGTGACGGCGCCGGTGGAGGTGTCCACGGCGGAGAACGTGATTTCCTCGGTGACGACGGTTCCGCCGGCACTGGGCGGGCCGGTGACGTTGAAACTGCCGGAACTGCCGATGCGCCGGACAATCTCGGTAGCCGTCGCCGCAGAGACGGTCATCGTGGTTTTGGAACTGCCATCCGCGTCATACGCTTCCGTGAGGACGCCGATAATGCTCGGCGCGTACTTCTCGTCGGCGGTGCGTTTACCCATGACCAGGCCGGCGCGTAGAACGTCCACGTCGCCGGTGTTCAGGGGGTCGCGGGAATAGTCGCCGGTGATGATCTTCCCGCCGGGCAGAAGCAACTTGCCCTGGTCGCTGATGAGGATTTTGCGATAACTGGCGCTGCGCTCAGTTCCGAAGCCCGGCGTTCGGCTCGCATTCACGGCCATGATCAATCTCCTTCAGTTGCAATCCTTCGCGGCGATGGGTTTCCGCGCTACGCCAGTTTGTAGCCCGCCTGTGCCGCCACCTTCAGGGCTCGGCTCTTGATCTCGGCGGGATCCGGATCGGCGTTGGTCTGCCCCGGCGTTTCCCGGCTTAACGTCAGCGCCTGCGCCTTCGTCTTCTCGCCGAGTTCCACCGGATCGTTCATCTCGAAGATGTCGAGGATTTGCCGGGCTAGGGAGACATCAGTCTGCGATAGCCGGCGAGAGAGCATGTAGGCTTGTCGCGCCCCGGGCTTGCCGACCAGCAGCGACAGTAGCATCGACGCGGCCTTGGGCGTGATCTTGGCCTTTTCGGTCAGGGATTCGATCTTCGCTTCGGTCGCTTCGGCCATCACGTCCAAGGCGTCCGGGTCAACGGCCTTGTCTGCGTCGGCCTTGGCTGCCGACGCCTTGAGGGATTCGATTTCACCCTGTAGGTCGGCAATCTGCTTGGTCAATTGCTCCTTTTCGGCGGCGGCGGCAGTGAAGCGCTCCTTCAAACGGGATAGCGCATTCTCCTTTGTGAGATCATCGCCGGAGCCCAGCAGTTCACGAATCACTTCGAGGAGTTCGTCTGTCATAGCGTTGTCCATGATTGCAGTTCCTTTGTTGTCGGTCCTGTCGTAATGCAATACGATATAGGGCAAGCCCGCATTGGTTTTTTTTGACGCGGCCAACGGTTCGAATTCGCCTTGTCGGGGAATCACGGGCTGTTGAACAATGGCACAGTGCGTGATGGCTTCGCCGTATGCCCTGCCCTCGCTGTCGTGATAATCCGTGTCGAGGCAAAAGCTGACATTGCGGACGGTCTGCGCCAGCTCTATGCCCTTCTCGCCGATCATTTCATGCGTCGCGTAAAGCGTGTCGCCTTCGCGAAACATATCGACGACGTAGCCCCGCACGGCCTCGGCGGAAAGATCGTGATCGACGCAGACTTCCACGTCGATACCTGCCTTCCGCATGGCCTTGAAATTCGCAATCCAGCGGTCCATCCGCTCCGTCGTGACGTCGATTGTCCAGCCTTCAATCGGATGGGTATAGACGCCGACGCGCATTATGTCCTTCTTGAATCGCTTGCGGGGAAGGGGAGCGTTGGAATCATCTACCGCCACCGCCGGTTGAGTGTCTGCGGCGAATAGCCAGACGGCCCTGCCCGTCCCCGACGCGCGCGAACCTTTAGTCTTGCCATCCCACTGGCTTTGACAAACGGCTCGACGCTGGGCAACTTCGGGAAATTCGCGGACCATAACGCCATCGCCCATGCATCGGGCGATGAAGTCCTTTTCGCTCTCGCCGGATTTCGGAGTAGCCAGCGGCATTCCGTAGTATTTACGGCCCGAGGGAGCGCCGCTTAGCGCGAGAGAGAAAAATCGGAAGCGGAATTCAGACCAGGAAATCCCGGAGATCGGCTTCGCCGTAGTAGGGCAGGACCACCAATTCGGGACTGACGGAAACGCGAACGATTTTGTGCCGGTGTTTGACCTTCGCCCACCATTGCATGAGCGCGCCGAACGACTGGCCGGGATCGGGGTAGGAATCCCGGTATACGTGCTTCCGCCCGTTACTGTCGATGGCGACGGCCTTCACCCCGGGCGGATTATACAACGCCGGCGCTGCTGAAGGTATCCTGAAAAGCCTTGCCGGGATGAAAATTCCAGCCGAGGTCCGCGCCCGGGCGCACCTGGACGCCTTCGATTTCCACGATTAACGGCGGGGCGCTGCGCTCGCCCCGATCGAAAATCTCCACCACGGCGCAGCGGCAGTTGAACCCGTTCGGCGGCCAGACTTCTTCCCAGAGGGGATCGTCCTTGGGCAGTATGGTCCCGTCCAACGCCTCATGATTCGGCCGTACCCGATCGTCGCCGACCGTGACGTATTCATAACCCCAGAGAATTTCCTGAATCGCGGGGTCTTCGTTCGCGTTCCAACGCCCGGCGCCGTATGCCAGTTGAATCTGCGTGCGCGTGATCGTCTCCAGGAGGAACGGCTGCGTATTGGTTACCCCCGCCGCGTCGAGGGCTTGCCGGATAGTGCCCATGCCCTCCTGGACGTGCTGGCCCGTTTCGACGATTTCCGCCACGGCCGCTTGCACCTGAGCTTCGACGGCGCTTGACATCCCGCGCGTGACGCGGGCGGCTTCGGGGCCATATCGCGCGATGATCGTTTGGACCTGTTCGGGCGACAGTTCAAGGCGCTTGCGGAGATATTCGGCGGCTTCGGTCAGGGCGCTGGCCGTTTTCCGCCGCGCTCCGATTTCCGCCGCGGCGCGCTTGCCGCTGGCGATGCGGCCTTGCATGTGGGCCACCGTCATCGCTTCCACCAGCAACGCCTCGAACGTCTCGGTTTCGGCCAGCACGGCTTGCACGACATCGGCCCCATTGGACCACGCCCGCAGGCCCGCCACGCGCATGCTTCGGCCGATCGCTTGCACCGCATCCGCCGTCGCCCGCTCGATCCGGCGGCGCTCGCGGTCCTGGGCTTCGGCGAGATATCGACGGTCGGGATTAGCCATGTTTGCCCGCCTGCGTTCCAGACAGGCGCCCGGGGAGAAGGTGGGAAAGCAGAGTCCGCATGCGGCGCGTCAGGGACGCGCCCGGCTCGGCCGATTCTTGATCTTGCTCGCCTTCGGGCGCCCCCGGCCCGCCTGGCCCGTCTTCCCGTTCGTTGCGCTCTTGCGAAGGCACCACCGCCGTTTCTTCGGCCTTCGGCACGTCCATGCTATCAAGCAGCGCATCGGTATTGATCAGCGTGAGGAATACATCCAGGTTGCGGGGATCGGCAAGGGCCTTCTCTATCAGACTGCGGAAGAAGTTCCGTTGATCCGGGTCAAGACCCGCCCGCGTCAGCCAGACCGTGTCTTCTGCCTGCGGTCCCCAATTGTAGCGCAGGAAGGGATTCACCACGTAGCGATTCACGGTCAGCAGAATATCCTGTAATAACAGGTCGCTTGCCAGCAGGGCGAAGTTGGCGTGTGCTCCGGCTTCCGCCTTCGTGCCGAATTGACCTTCCACAACGGCGCGCTCGGGCACCAGCCAGCCGCGCAGCATAAGCGACTCCAAATGGCGCATCATGCCGGTGAGGTCTTCGCCGTGCTGGCCCCTGGGTTCCAGGAATGAGATTAGCCAGGCCCGCAGTTGGGAAACATCGGAGCCCGATCGCACCAGGTCTTCGGCGTACTTACTCAATGTATTCGGCATAGCAACGCCATTGCCCTTGCCGAGAGAATTCAAGACGGCCTTGGCGAGTTCGAAGTTGCTCTTGGTCGCCCCCGAGGCATCCAGGCTTTCACCTTCCGGATATTCGATGATCGGAATGACGCCCGCCACTTTGGTGGCGTACTGCCCGCGCTTCTTGGAGAGTTCGCACCAGGGATGCCAGGCGTATTCTCTGATATTCTCGTGTCGGGGCCGGCCGTATGGACGGCCGGGCTCATCGTCGTAGGCGAACCACAGGGACTTTTCGGGTTGCAGTTGGACTCCCTTCTGCTCTATTCCGGCAAAGCCGCCGTCCGCCTTGTTAATTCTGTACTTCGTCCCGTCGGGGCTAAGCGGCTTGAGTTTTCGATAGTAATACCGACGTTCCCGGACTTCCCACACCTTTTCGAAGGCGGCGAAGCCGTAATCCAGGGCCAGCAGTAGATGTCGAATCAAATCCGGCCAGAGGCGTTGCATTTCAGCTTCGACTAGTTCTTTCACGCCGTCGGCAACGTCATCGCTCGTATCTACGGCCCAGGCGCTGGCGCGTATGGGCGCAGTGGCGGCCAGTCGGGCGAGGGCAATAGTCGGATTGTCGCGCATACGCCGGTAGACTTCAAAGCTTCCGGCCGGGGTCACGCCAAAGCCGCGCAGTTCCTGCAATTGAGCAGTAACGCCCGAAGGGCTTTGTTCCTTCGTTCGCTCGCCCAGCGATGGGGTTTTGTCCGGGCGCTTCTTTGCGGCAGTCTTCTTCGGTCCTTGCTTTGCCATTGCTTCGCCTTTCCGGCGTTAGTGATTAGGCAATCACGCTCATGCGCCCGCCGACTTCGGGTTTGATATGCCGCATCGGCCGGAGGTAGCAGACGCGGTAGCCTTCCGCATCGCTGGCGTGCGAGAGGGCGTGTTCGTGTTTGTCTATCAGTCCGTTCTCGTCGGTCTTGAGCCGCTTGAGGTCTTGCACCAGTCTAACGCATCGAGGATGAATGCGGTAGTGTCTGCGCCCCTCACTGTCTCGCAGCGCGGAATTGAAGGCGTTGATCCTATCGCGCACCGGCGGATTCGTTTTCGGCACGCGGATGCGCCAGGGCAGGTTCAGTGCCGATAGGGCCTCGCGCACTATGTCGTAATCGGATTGTCCCGTCCCGGCCCATTCGCTTCGCCCCGTAGCATCGCCGAAGACCTGAATTTCCGGCCAGCGCCGGGATTGATTGGCCTCCAACCAGTGCCGCAGTTCGGCAATGCATCTGCGAACGTTCATGCGCGGCCCGTGAATCTCGTGGCAGACCGTGAACATATCCGCGCGATTATCGTACTGGCCTATCTCAAGGTGCATGCCCGGATTGATGTTGAAATCCAGGCTCACCTGCAACGGCAGCCCATCCCGAAGCACGGCGCTTTCATCGAGATTCCCGGCGTCGAAATTCTCATACACGCGCCCCGTCCCGACGGGTCGCGGGCGTTGCTGGTACATGGCGTCCCAGACCATTTCCGTCACGGCCAGGTGAATGCGCTCCAGTTCCTCCGGGGGATATCGCTCCGGGCATAGCGCGGCACCTTCGGGCCGACGAATCGGATCGTCCGGCTCGGCCGTTGCGGGCAGCCGAATCAGTTCCCAGTCGTCGGCGTGGGTTTCGATTAAATACCCCGATAGATCGTCTTCGTGCCAGCGTGTCATGAGTACGATCATAGTGG